GAATTGTACACTAAGTCCCCCCAATTTGCGTACCCCAATAGTTGGTTGTATGGTAAGGGGAGGCAAGGAGGGGTGGGCATTGGTATTGTCCCTATACTTTTTTATTTACACGGTGGCAAGGGTGGGGGGTGAAAGGGGGGGGGTTGATGGTTAGGATGGGTTATGGTATATACTGAGGTTGATTTTTTAGGGGTTGGAGGAAACAGAGTGAACAGTAGCGAGTGGGCGGCTTACATAGGTCAGCCAGGTGCTCTGATTAGCGAGGAATACTTAGACGTGGCAGTCTCAGGTATGGTGTACGCTGGTGATGGTGCCCTTCTTTGCCCGTTATGTTTGCAGAAATATCCTGATGGATTGGGTGTGTGGCTGCACCAGACCGGGGTAGAAGCGTTCTTTAGAAATGAAGACTCAGGGAAGGGTACCCACGGGTATATCGCTCACACAGAATCGTTTATCAGCGAAGGCGGGGACTGTGGGCGTACTTCACGGAATCCCAGTGCTCGGCGTGATGGGCTGATCATATATTTCTTTTGCGAGTGGTGCTCCGGGTACGGGGAACCCGAACAAGGAGATGAGGAAAAACCCTTCGTTACGTTAGAGTTGCATATTTCCCAGCACAAAGGGGTTACGCTGATGGGATGGCTTGTTAAGAAGTACCTTAGCCGTCTTGATGAAGAACCGGAACCTCTCTTGAGAGGGGCATAAGAAAGATGCAAATGGATAATATCGGCGAGAAGGATGGGCATCAGTTGGGTACGGAGGCGTGGCAATCCGTTTTCCTGAGCTCTTTCAGTCAGTGCGGGAATATAACCAAGTCTTCCGGGGATGCGGGGGTTACGAGGCAGGCTGTGTTCTATGCTTATAAGAGACACCCTGATTTCAGGGTGTTGTATGATGAGGCCAAGGAGCAGTCGATAGAGGTGTTGGAGGATGTGGCGAGGAAGAGGGCTACGGATAGCAGTGATAATTTATTGATATTCTTGTTGAAGGCTATGAGGCCCGAAGTGTACAGGGAGGTGGTGAGGAATGAGAATATCAATGTGAACATGAATGCCAACCTGGAGAAGCTGGACAAGCAGTTGACGGACTCCCAGATTGATGAGTTGCTGGAGATAGTGGAATCTAAGAGGCTGGCGCTGGAGGGTAGGGTGGAGGAGGTGAGGTGAGTACGGGTACCGAGGACGTTGATGCGCTGATATCTCAGGCTCATTCCCTCCGTGTGTTGAAGGCACGGAGGGATTTTCCGTTCTATTGTGATTTCGTGCATGGGAGACCCTTGTATGCCCACCAGTTGGTGTGGGCCGAGGAGCTCCTGGTGGCCGGAGGGAAGACCCTCATCGTGGCACCGCCCGAGTCCCTGAAGTCCTCTACGGTGAGGATGTTCATCGAGTGGAGCATAGGGAGGGACCCCGACCTGTGTGTGCTCCTGGTGATGAATACGGCGACACAGGCGATGAGGCAGGTCATGTCCGTGGCCGAGACCATCGAGAAGAGCGATGTCTATCATGAGGTGTTCCCCGGGATCGTGCCGAATAAGCCCAGGGGATGGAGCCATGAGGCCATATTCGTGAGGCGGGGTAACGAGAGCCGCCCCGACCCGACGGTTTATGGGACGGGGATAGACGGACCGTACCAGGGGTCTCATGTGGATATGCTCATCATTGATGACCCGACTGACCAGCAGGATGTGAGGAGCCAGGCCACCATGTCCTCCCAGAGGGACAGGATACGGGGGGTGTTGCTGGACAGGTTGAATGAGGGGGGCAGGCTGTTCACTATCCTGACGAGGTGGGGAGAGGCCGATTTGATGAGGGACTTCGTTGAGATGGGCCTCTCTGTTATCGAGAACCCGATTGAGGGGAGATACCCGTGGGGCAGGTTACTGTGCCCCGAGTTGTTCCCTGATGAGAGGATATCGAGGGTGAAGGCCGAGAAGGGGAGTGCGTTATATTATCTGACGTATATGTGCGACCCGGGAGCGGCCAGCGGGAGCATCATCAAGAGGGAATGGTGGAGGAGGTACGGAGATACGCCCGAGGGAGAGCCCTCTCAGATGATATTCTCGTGGGATCTGAGCGCGGGGAGGAACGAGAGGAGCGACTTCACGGCATACGGGGCGTGGGAGGTCTACGAGAACGGGTATTACCTCGTTGATGCGGGCCACTGGCGTCTCACTATGGACGAGTTGATAAGGAAGATGGAGTTGTTGTATGCTGTGCACAGACCGAAGTGGCTCTTGGTGGAGGACGTGGGCACGAGTGTACCCGTGGTGGACTACATCAAGCAGCATACGAGGTTGCCCATAAGACCCGTTATCCCTGGCCGTCTGGGCAGGAAGAGCGGAATCGTGAGGGACAAGGAGGCCCGCCTCATGGGGGTCGTCCACCTGATCGAGGCCGGCAGGGTCTGGCTTCCCGCCTCGGCATCGTGGGTGGAGGAGTTCATAGATGAGTGTGCGGCCTTTCCGGGCGGACAGCATGACGACCAGGTTGACCAGATGACACAGGCACTGGAGTACATGGAGCTACATTCCGCCGTGGGGGCCATTGATATGAATAATCCTCCGCGGTATCCCAGTTTCGCAGGGGGAGGGATGATGAGGCAGACAGCCGAATCCACTCCCTACCGTTACAGGAGGTTTTCGTAGACGATGGACGAAGAACAGCCTGAAGTACAGGATATCCTTGAGAAGAAGTCCCGCCTGGAGGAGGTATGGTCAGGCGCACACGCACAGTGGGACGAGACCGACTCCCTCGTTCAGGGCGGGTACAATATATGGGGGAACGAGGAGGACAGGGCCACTCGGAGTACCATGAGGAGCAACCAGGCACGGGTCATCATTGACCATACCTCGGACAACCTGCTCCCGTACAAGCCCCAGTGGCACAGGGAGAAGATAGGGCAGGCGGAGGACGCACAGGAGTCGGCTGATAAGGTCGAGGCATGGGTGGACGCGGTATGGTCCACCTCTTCACTGGACCAGTTGAGCATCCCCATGAAGGTTCTGGGGCGCAACATGCTGAAGTATAACTACGGCGTACTGGAGACGGTGTTCAACACCACGGGTATGCCCAGGAAACCCAAGGAAGGCGCTGATAACTTCAGTGCGAAGGAGAGGGAGTACCAAGAACGGTCTTGGAACTTCAACCCATTCGGGCTCAGGGCCCCTCACCCCACGGCTATCCTCCTGCCATGCTATGAACGGAGGCCCTCTTACGCGATAAAGAGGGAGAAGTGGGCAAGTATTGATATCAAGACGGAGCTCGACCACAAACGTGACCTGAGCCACCCGTCCCTGGTGTCCGTGGATGACTACGACATGGGCAGAAACCCGATGGAACTCGTCGATGTCGTGGAATACTACTCCAGGGACTGGCACGCGATCATAGCTCCGGGGGGCCGTAAGGACGGAGACATGCTCCTCATTGAGGCCAACCCCCACAGGATAGTCCCGTTCGTACATGCCTACGGAGGATTCGGCGACATGCCGTCCGGGGAGGACGGGACAGACCCGATGTATATGGCCCAGGGGTTCCTATGGCCCGTGAGAGACCTGATAAGGCTCCTGGACCAGGTGATAAGCGCCAAGGCAGAGCTTGAGATGAAGGCCGCATACGCCCCGATGGTGGCTCCCGAGGAGACACTGGAGCGCATCGCCCAACTATTGCAGGCCGGGGCCAACATGATACCGGGGGACGCAAGGGAGATAGGGTATATCCCCATACAGCAGTTGCCCCAGTATCTCACCGACTTCCAGGACAGGATAGAAAGGCAGATAGTGGTTGCTACGATAAGCACCGTCGCCTTCGGGGAACGCCCTGTGGGCGTGGATACCGTCGGCCAGCATGCCATGATGCTACAGGTCAGCTTCAAACGGATGCTGGAGACGATGGAGCAACTCTCCTTCATGGCCTCTGAGGTGGCGAGCACCTGGATGAGGATGCTCGCAGGGTGGGACGCATTCGTGGAAGAGTCCAAGTCGATGGATTTGGGCGGCAAGATAACGGTGCGGGGCAAGGACCTCAGGGCCGAGGACTTGCAGAAGAACTACCACATAGTGGCGACCTTCCCTCTGTCCGACGAGGCGGTCCGTATGCAGAGGACTCAGCAGGGGGCCTCACTGGTCGCCCAGGGACTGAAGAGTAGGAAGAGGCACCTGGAGGAAGACCAGGGAGTGACCAATATAAGCGCAGAGGAAGACCAGATACTGATCGAGAACGTCATGGGAGACCCAATCCTGGTCACTGCATTCGCAGAGAAGAAGAGACAGGAACTGGGGGTGCAGGAACTGTACGAGGATCAGATGAAGAGGATGGCAGCAGAGAGGCAGCAGGGGTTCGCCCAGACACAGGCCACCGAGGGGCTCCCCGGGGGTGCCCCGCCCCAATTCGTTCCTCCGGGAAGCCAGGAGGAGATGACCGTCAACGCCGCAGAGGGCCAGGCCCTGGTGAGACCTCCCGCGGCAACTGCGGGTACGGCCCAGATGAATGGCTCAGGAGTGTGATATGCCCGTCATTAACCCGATAGATAAAATCCTTCTTCCGATTAACGATAAGTTCAGCGTTGCAACTGAGAGGGCCAACGCGTCCAAGGCTGTGAAGTACGGGGATGCCAAGTATACGAAGGCTGAGGGCCGTGCCCAGTTCATGCGTGAGCTCGCATCCAAGACGAGCGGCCCTGAGAGGGCCGAGTTGATAAAGCAGAAGGGCGTTGATGCCTCAATGGACCTCCTCGGAAAGGCTGGTTCCCTATGACTATAGAAGAAGCTATGGAATTTCTGGAGGCCCAGGGATTCACGGTTATCCGCCGCACTGGCAATAGATTCCATGTTACAGGAGAAGGATTGGGGGATACATATCCAACTCTGTCTAGTGGTGATAACCCTGGGGATGGCTATTGGGACACCCTGGCACTCAACTTCGAGCAATTCAGTGACTTTATAGATGAGGTCTCATCTGAGGTCGCTGGTACCTCTGGAGTGCCTCCAGAGGTGGCCGCAGGTCGAACCGAAGAAGCCACAGAAGGCAAAACAGAAGGCAAAACGGTTGAGCGAGACGAATTGGTGCCAAAACGAACAGGCCCCCCGCGAGATGTGCGTTACGGTCAAACTGAAACCGAGAAACCACCGTGGTGGCCTGATTACCTGGGCATCCCTTGGCCCCCAGAGATACGCGTTGCACAACATGACCCTAATACCGGAGTTGTTACTTTTGTATCAGGGGGATTTGACTGGGGAGCCTTTACTGAGATGAAGCGTTCCTTTGGCACTTCGGAAGAAGAGCGAGTGCTGTCCTTGGATGACCTGATAGCACAGTCATTGGGACAGGTGGCCGACTGGTCAGACCTAGATGACGAGAACCTACAGAAGGCCCAGAGACTATTTGATTTCAAGAAACAGCCGACAGACGCAGAGCGCCTGAGGCTTGCACTGGATATCGCCCAGTCCCCATCGGACTACATGACCCTGGTGGGTCTGTATACAGGTGCAGTATCCAGAGAGAGTCCCGCAAGGATGGGAGAGAGGGTCGCTCCTCTCATGCCGTACCTTCAGCAGATGGCGCAGAAGTTCTTCGCCGGAACCTCATTGACTCCAGAGGCTGAACAGCCAATGGTTACTCCTACGGATGATGAAAAGGAAGCATTTAGGAAACAGGAAGAGGCAATCTACGGGCGTACTTATGATGACGCCCAAGAGGATCAATTTCCGGGGCTTCCGCCAGACGCTAGTATTATTACCTCCAGTGGACGATATTATAATCCCAGAGAGCATACATGGGAGCCACTGGAAGATTTCCAGAGTCGCACAGGAGAGACCCCGGGCCCGCCAATATGGGGGCCGAATCAGTGGTTTGGAGATATACATGGGCCTGATTGGTTACAGCCCGGACTCCCAGGGGAGAGGGAATACGATGAACCTGATGATGCATCATATGTGCCTTGGTCCATTGGCCCCGTAGATGCCCCGCGTATACCGACTGCGGTACAGAGTCAGGGCGAGGGGATGGGGATAACTCCTGCTAAAAGACAGTGGGAATATTTGGAAGAGGACGAACCCCAATCATTCCAACAGGGTGGGGTTGTCGATGGCGACTACCTCGGTCAACCCAAGGTCATAAAGGCCCATGCCGGCGAGATGGTCATACCCAACTATACTGGCGGGAGTCCATTGCAACAGTCAGGGGCACTGGGTGATGTGTGGAGACCGCCAGCAAGCATATGGGGCAGTGAGGTCTCGCGCCCTGCTGTTAGGCAGATACCCAGCACGATTGAAGGAGGGTTCCGGTTCAGGAGCCCGCAGACCATTCGTCGCATGACTCCTTCACAGCGCATGATGTTCCAGGAGGGAGTCAAGTCCTTTGGGTATCCGTGGGAGGACTGGAGGATGCAGGAGAGACTCGCAACCGGCGCTGGGGGCGCTGGTAGGCCGAGGGCACGGTTCCGAAGACCATCATTTGTGAGGGGTTAATTGCCAAACGGAAACAACCAGCCTTTCTGGCAGACACGCCCAAGGACTAATAAGGCACAGGATAAGTTCAACGAGATGTTGTCCCGTCCCGGTGCCCGCACTCCTTCTGGAATGTTCGACCCACGCGTGGTTTCTCGTGAAGAGGCCCGTATGATAGCGGGGCATGAAGCACAACAATCGGGGACACTCGTTGACGGGAGTTTACAGCCACCACCAATCCGTAGGCCAAAATCCATTAGCCCATTCGAGGCATTAAAGAATGTGGCAACCTTGAGACACTCTGGGGGATGGTTTAGGACTGCCTTTACAGAAGAGGAGATACAGCGTTTACCAGGCATAGCGCAGACCCTTGCCCGGGCTGCTAATGAGCTTACCAGCCCCTTCAATATTGCATTCACTGTGGCTACGGCAGGCTTAGGCCCGGCGGCTGTAACAGGTATAAAGACTGGGCAGATTGCATTGCGTCAAGCCATAACTCAAGGGAACAGAGGTCTTGCAACCCGTATAGCGGCCAAGGTTCTAGACTTGGCCGGGTCTGGGGTGAGCGCGGCAGCGGCTCCGATCACACGAGGGGGTTTTGGGCAGCGCCTTGCCGCCGAGCAGGCCCTTGGCCTCGGAGCGGGTGTAGCAGCACATGAAACATCACGTCGAATACCAGAAACCGCTCCCGGTATCGTGAGGTATGGTGCCCCATTGGCTGCTGGTTTGTTGGGTGGAGGATTAACCGTGGGAGGCATATCCGGGATTAGGGCAGGAGTCGGTGCCGCCCCAGGAGTAGCTAAAACGGCCCGTTTACGGGTGGGACAACAGGTTGCCCGTATCCCGGGTGCAGGTGAAGTGGGGCTGAGGGTAGGGGGAGTACCAAGTGTGGCGGGAGCGGCTGACAGTAAAGTGGGACGTATCGCATCAGCTACTGGCGCAGACCCCAATACGGTCTACGAATTTCAGTATAAAGTTGTAGAACTTGATGACCTCATAACTTCCAACACGGACGCAGGTGCCCCAAACCCACAGTACGCACCCGAATTGCAACCGCGATTGCGCGGCGATAGGGTTGCCAGTAGGCTCCAGATAGAAACCATTGCCAAGCAATTAAATGCAGATGAACTTCTGCACGATGCAGGCACATTAGACCGAGGCCCGATGATTGTTGGTTCAGATATGATGGTGGAAAGCGGGAACGGGCGTATATTGGCACTCCGGTTGGCAAGGGATAAATTTAAGAATAAGCATGACGAGTATACAAACCTGCTCAACGATAAGTTATCCGAGTTTGGACTGGACGCTGATGCAACGAAGGGGATGCGCTCCCCTGTCCTGGTACGCGAGAGAGTAACTGATGTGGATAGAGTGCGGTTTACGGCAGAGGCAAACGAGTCGGCCACCCTTGCGATGTCCCCTCTGGAACAGGCGCTCCAGGACTCTAAACGATTGTCCGATGATTCCATCGCATCTCTTGTGGTTACAGACAGCCAAAATATTAACGAGGCATTGCGAAGTACGAGGAACCTGCATGTTACTAGGGCTTTCGTGGATAACCTACAACCAAATGAACAAGCCGCACTACTAACTTCCAAGGGCGAATTGAACAATCAAGGATTACAGCGATTAAAGGCTGCTATCTTCGCAAAGGTATTCCCTGGTGATGCAGGGAAATTCCTCACAGAGGTTTTCATTGAGAGCTCAGACCCAATTATTGTGCCGATTGAGCATGCCATATTCGACGCACTACCCAAACTAGCGCGGTCTGAGGGGCTTGTGCGCTCTGGTCAGAGAGCATCGACCCTTGGGATAGGGGATAATTTAGCACAAGCCGTTGTCGTGCTTGCCCGAATGAAGCGAAATAAAACGAACATTGATGAGTTTGTACGACAGGCTGGTATGTTTGGGCAGGAGTTGGACTCCTTTGAGGCAAAATTACTCATTCATCTTAATACCTTTGGGAATGCTCGTAAGGTAATTAGGGAGTTTCTACAGGATTATAGCGACGCAGTTGTAAATTCACCGCATCCAAGTCAGCAGGCAATGATGCCAGAAGCTAGGATAAGTAAGGAGCAAATAGTTGACAACCTCATTTCCCAAAAAGAAACAGCGGCCAAGGAAGGTACTCTTTTCGGAGATTTTGAGCGACGCCGAATGGCGGAGGGTGCTGCCACCCCTGAAACCCCTCGTACGCAACTGGAGAGTCCCGTCGGAACGGTTGAAGACCTAGCCCCCACAACCACCACAGCAGCACGCGAAGGCGCAACGACGGCGGCTGAAGATGCTGCGAGGATTAGTCTGCTTAGAAATATGATTGCCAGCCCAGTCACGGGAATTCCAGAAACTTCGCATATGGCCGCTGGTTACTTGAGGTTGTCGCCAGCGAAGAAAGGCGCAGAGGGCGTCATCCCTACACCAGTACGAACAGCGGCACAACGTGCGGATGATATTTATGAGGCTAAGTCAGCAGTAACAGCGGCTGAAGAAAGTTTAGCTGACCCTAGAGTTAATGCAGAGCTAAAATCCGCTGAAGATGCGGTAGCATCCGCTGAGAAAGACTTAACTGCGGCTAAGGATAGCAAGAATAAAGATGCAATATCACGCGCTGAAGATATATTAGCAGACCTTAAAGAGGGTGCAAAAGAGGCTAAAGAGCCTATAACCGAACTTGAACGAGCATTGGCAGAAGCTAAAGCCGACCTTAGGGTAGCGAGTTTTCAGATAACTCCCAAGGTGAGGAAAGCATACGACGAACAGCTTGCTGCCTATGAACAGTGGATGGCTAGACGGGAAGATAGCCGCCAGAAAATGATTAAAGAACTTGCTGACCTAGAAGCCAAGCCAGCCACCACTACCGCAGCCCCCACACGCACCACAGAGCCCGCAGACGTTGATATGTTGACAGGTTTGTTCCGAAGTCTGCGCATATTTGACGAGAATGCAAATGAAGCTCGTCGCTTCATTGCAGAACAGATTGATCCTGTCCTTAGTGATGTGTATGGTATGGATCGCCCTCTAATATCGCCCATTATGAGGGGCTACCCAGACTCGCAAATGCTTATTCAGGTGACAGGCCCCAATGCTGAAAGGTTTGTTAGAGAGTTTGGGTTGGAAGCGGTTGAGCGACCTCTATTCGGCCCTGTCCGATACCGCATTCCTGAACAGCCCTCGTTAGCATTCTCCCCCACACGCACCACAGCAGACCCCGCAACGCAAGCGGCCACTGACATGCCGGGTGGGGTTGCTGCTAGGGTAGCTGAGGAAGCGCCCACAGCCCCTGACGTGCCGGCTATGACGGAGGCAGATAGACTTGCTGAACAGCTTAGGGCTACTCCAGGTTATAGAGGCAGAACTGATATAGAGATAGGTGGGGAAAGGGTGGTTGTGGAAGAAGGCCCACCTACGGGGCCAGGAGGGACAGGTAGGGACACTGGAGCGGGAGGTGGCCGACGAGGTGGAGGAGAAGATGGCGGGCCGACAACGGTAGAGGGAGACCCGTTGCCTATCCCCCCAGAGATTGATGCTATGCCTGAAGGCATAACACGCGACATTGCATTAGCAAGAGAAAAGATACGCCAGGCAGAGCCGGGTGCAATATCAAGGGCGTTGGATGCCCTGCCTGGACTTAGGCACCTATACCGTTTCTTTGTCCCTGCAAGAAACCTAACCAAGGCACAGCACGAGGGATGGGTTGCTAAGAGCATGTCGGAATCTAGGTATCTCACCGAAGCCTTTGGTCGTCGTAATGAAGTATTTCAGGAACTGGACAGTGCCTTTGGGCCTGGGTTCAAGACAGGAGAGAAGGCCCAGCTATCGTATATTGGCCCTTCTGACCGAGCTAAGTCTCCGTTAGTGGGTAGAGCCATAGATGTATTGCCTAACCCTGAGCACTATGTTTTGAACCAGAGTCAACTCGACGCCGTTGCCTCAGTCAGGGCTTACGGCGATGAGTTCCTTGATAAGGTTTCACGGGAATACGGAGTTAAGATAGGACGCTTCCCCATTAAAGAGAACGCTGCCTTTGTTCCCAATGTTGATGTCTCCGATGATGCATTAGAACTCATGGGTAATGCCTGGACTGCGGCACGGGTAGGACGAGCTAAGACGAGGGTCTGGGAGGATGCCATAGCCCGTCAAGCGTATACTCCGGATTTCCAACCGGAGACCAACCTGGTACGGCTCTTTGAGGCTTCGGATGTAGCCAAGGGGCACATGGTATCAAAAGAGGTGTTAAAGAGGTCCGTTGGGGGCAAGACACTTGTGGAGGTCAAGGATGCTCTACATCCTAAATTGCGAAAGTATAAGGAAAGTGTAGCAACTAAAATACGGAATCTGCGCGCCCGCATTGATACCGCAGAACGTGAGAGTTCCATAGCTGCCAGGCAGGAAAAGCAAGTCAGCACCCAGGTATCCCAGGCACAGAAGAGAGCCCGACCCATGCTGGAGCGTATTGACGAGTTGGGGGACGAGTTCGGGCCTGAACTGTCCCATCTATCGGGGCAAACCAGAGAGCTCTTGCTTCGTGCGGCGGCACTGGAACGCCGTGGGGTAGTTCTGAAGTTGAGGAGAGAGACAGCGACGGCTAGGGGCATTGACCTAGCTGTTGAGTTGGATAAATTAGCACCCCTACTCGATAATTTGCAGAAGAGATATAAGTCAGTTGGCTTAGGCGATAATGTGCTGGTTGAGAAAGGAATATTCCGGTATTTCCCCAAGAAGGATGCCGATAGTCTTGACCAGTTATTGGAAGTGTCCACTAACCCGGTTCTCTCGGCAGCATGGGAAATACGCAACATCAAGTTCAATTTAGACCTATCTCCAATAACAGGTGTCCATCTTCCGTTGGGGTTCCTAGCTGATCCAGTTGGGACTATTGGGCAGTTGCTTCGTGGGACACGGACTGCTGCGGAGAGGGGACAGTTTCTTAGGGACCTAACTCCCGCAGGTCTAGCTGAGAAGATAGCTGGAGATCCTACTTGGGCTGAGTTCGCTGCGGTTTCAGGACGACCTATGGGTCAGACTGCTACGGAATACTCAGGAGGTATCCTGAGGCGTATCCCAGGATTTTCAAAGGCAAACGAGGCGATGTTCACGGCGGTAACATACCGCAGTAAGGCTATGTATGATGGCCTTGTCCAAGACTATGTCAAGGCAGGTATTCCCCGCAATGAGGCCATAATAGCAGCCAGCGAGAATGTACACCGCGTGATACCCCTTATAGACCATGCCTTACTGGGGCAATCACAGGCTCGGGCTAAACTCATACAGTCTCTTACCATATCGCCGTCTTTCATATTCCGGCCTCCCGAACTAATGGCTGAGGCAGCAACGGCACTTGTAAAGGTGGGGCTGAAACAAACCCTGACCACGAAACAGAAGATGGCATTACGCACTATGATGATGATGGCCGCAACGGTTCAGACTATTTCTATCACTTCCGCTGTGATGGACGCATGGAAGAATGACAAGGATGTTTGGAAGGCGGGGCTCAGTGCGACGGACGACATGTCCATCCATTTAATGGATGGTAGACAGATACCCCTGGGTGGCCCTTACCGCTCTATGATAAACGCCATGAAGCCAGTCTGGGTAAATCGGGATATGGACTATATGGTGCCATTTTGGAACATGCCGCGTTGGGCTCTCGGTAAGATGACCCCTGCGTTTAGAACTCAGTATGATATGATAAAGAATAGGGATTTCAGGAATAGAAGGATAAGGACGGGCGAGTTCCCGATGAATCTCCTTCAGGGCGTGATGTATGAATTTGAGGGTGTGGTTCCGCTTTCTATCGGTAAATGGTCGGAGGGATGGCGTACGGGGGCGACTCTGGCAAAGACAGCAGAAGAATCCTTCACGCAATCGTTAGGCACATCACTATATGACCGCCAGGGGCCTTGGGTAATGCGTAGCGAGTGGCGGAATGAGTTACGTCAGTATTGGGATATCCCCACAGATCCGAATAAGTTGGGCACGAAGGATAATCCCGTCAGCCGTACCACATATAGGCAGCGTACTCCCATGACGGATGCCAAGCTATTTATTATAGGGGACGTGACCAGCCTGATGCGTATTAAGGGAAATCCATTACAGACTTCTAGTAGGTCTGTCCTGTTGGCGCTGAGTTTGATACGGGAGAACAATATAGACCCAGATGACATCAGGGGAATTAGGGAGCGTAAGGAGGACCGTGCCGCGGCAGAAAAAGCAGGGCGTAGACTCACTCCCAATCCCGTGGACAGGCTTATTAGTTTATTGGAGGAAGCTCGCCCCGCGGAAACCGCTCCAGCTTCACGGGAACCCACTCCTGCGCTACCAGCGCCAACTCCTGTACTCCCAACACCTACGCCGGCAATGCCAGCGCAGCCAGGCCCTCGCAGTACGCCTACAAGAGAAGAGTTTAGGAATACACTAAGGGGGTACTTAGCCACTAGGACGGCACAGAAGACTCCTGAGCCAGTAGGTGTCCCGTAATGTATAGCGCGAAGCCGGAGGACGTACCGATGTCTTACAAGAGAGAGCTACGTTGCCCGGGATGTAACAAGAAGTATGCCGAGCACTACAAGGGCCTGGTTGTACTGAAGTGTGAACAGTGCCATCAGCTTAGTGTTCTTGACACAGATGACCCCAATGGTGTATAGATAATATCACGCTAATATTGTGGCCTTGTGCCCGAAGTACCTATGGCCTGTGTGCCTTTGTTACTTCGGGTATTTTGTTTTCTGGCCTAACCGATGGTTTGAGCCAGGAAGGAGGACAGGATGGCGACAGAGCAGACCATAGGCATCCCTGATGCTGATATCCTTACGGAGCCGCAGGCAGACCTACCCGTCGAAGACGGAGCAGGAGAGCCGCAGGCCGAGGAGGAACAGGATAGGGCAAGCCGGTTAGAGTCTGAGGTTACAGAACTGCGGCAGCAGTTAGACCGGGTTAATAAGTCCCGCCGTGACGAGTACATACAGAGCAGGTCGGCAAGAGAGAAAGACCAGAGGATGGACCGTATGGAGGGCCTCATAGTAGACCTGGTTGATAGGTATGACAGGGGCGACCTAGCTACGGACACCATCAAGGAGACGGTGAGGGACGGCATCAACCGTATCGAGAGTGACATCACAGATACGGGGCAGGCCCAGGCCCTCTCTGAAGAGATCAACGATATAAGCACCAGACATGATGCAGAGATCAGAGACCTCAATAACAACCTTGACCGGTCTGGCGTTGACATGCAGAACTTCACACGGCGCTGGAAAGAGGCTGAGGAACTATGGTCTAAGGGCCGCTATGTAGAGGCTAGAGAGAGGGTTGCCCACGCCGAGACCTCACTGGAGCTTGCGAAAGCGCGGGCCAGTGGCCCCGGCGCAAAGACGGCCAACCCTGCTGAGATGGACTTGAACGCCAATCGAGGCCAGAGGCCAGGTGCCGGCAGGAGCGATTCGGCCAAGGTGACCGCATATGGCCGAGGCGAGATTCCCTGGAGCAAGGATGTCCAGGACGCCATGAAGAGACAGGGATTAGTGTAGCAAGAATAACGAGAGCAAATGTGTGGAGGGAGCGGGGAAACCCGACGACCTCCAGTAACAACTTTGTTTAAGGAGAATTGAAATGGCACAATCATCCGTTGGTAGAATTAGAATTTTTGATGACTTCATTGGATTTGAAGTTCCCGTAGCCAGTACAGCAGCACCCGCAACCGCTCCGTACTTTACCCCAGGTGGCCTTCGAGTGGTTGGGCAGGGCCTGGAGGTGAATGACTCAGGTGTTGTTGGCCTTGACGCTGATGGTCTCAATGGTGTCGTGCGGTTGACAACTACCGATGAAACAGAACACTCTGTGGGATTTACTACTAATAGCAGCTTTGACATGGCATTGAATGGCGGTATCGGGATTGAAGCTCGTGTCCGGTTTGAGAATACCGATACCAAACAAGTATACTTCGGGCTCACAGATGTAGTGACTAACGGGGTTGGTATCCTTGAGGGTGAACAAATGGTTGGGTCAGGTACAGCAATAACGCTAACATCATCAGACTTATGTGGATTCATGATGTCGGCAGACCTAACAGATGCTACGGACTGGCACGGAGTTTACAAGGGTGGGTCAGCAACAGCTTCCACCACCTCAACTGATGTAGACCTCGATGATGTCGCAGGAACTGACTTTCAGGTTCTCAGGCTAGAAGTTGATAGCAATGGAACAGCCCGATGGTATATAGATGGAGACTTGAAGCAGACTGTAACAGGCGCTGTATCAACAAGCACAGACCTTGCTGTACTGCTCATGGTTGAAGCGAAGGGTAACGCCATTGAGACGATGGATGTGGACTACGTTCTCATCGAGACAAATAGAGACTGGACTGCATAGTCCACGCTAAGATAAGGAGATAAGACCTTGGCTACTGGAAATACAACTACTGGTTCCCTCGCAGATAGCATTGATGTTATTCAGGCTTCTGCCAGGTCACGGAGACAATATGACGGGGTGATGCCCCAGTTGGTTGACCGGGTGGAGTTGGATGCCAACACGGGCACCACATGGAGGGAGATCCTCCTCGCTAACCTCTCGGCGCAAGCGGTGACAGAGAACACGGTGCTGGATAACCCCCAGCAGTATGACGACTCTGCCATTACCATAACGCCGGAGATGATTCAGATTCAGACGTTTATCTCTGACAAGAGTAAGCGCAACATCAACAACAAGGTGCTGGCCCAGATGGGGAAGATGCCCGGTGAGGCGATGATGAGGAAGAAGGACGAGGACGGCCTCACTGCCGCCGACGCTTCCACCCAGATGGGTGCTGCGGGTACTCCTGTGCAGACAGGGGACGTGGCAGCAGCACGGTACATCATCACGTCCAACGCGACAGAGCCTGGGCCTCTCCCCATAGCGGGTGTGTTCCACGGGTTCTGTATCAAGGACTTCTACGATGAGCTCGTAGCGGGTGTGGGGACGTACCCCGTGCCTGATGGGTCCACGGCGACTGTGTTCCAGTCTGCCTTCACCCTTCCTATCGCCAATGTGTCCATACACGAGGATGGCAACATATCCATCGACAGTTCAGATGATGCCAAGAACTTCGTGTTCTCCAAGTCGGCGTGGATACTGGTGGAGGGGATGACCATCAGAACTGAGTCCAAGCGTGAGCCCAATATCGCCGGTGGTGGAGACAGTCTGTTTATGACAGACGAGTTCGCCTACGGCCTGAGACTTGCCAACTGGACTCGTGAGATCATAGGTGACGCTACGGCACCGGCGTAAGGATATATGGTTAGCGTAGCAGAAAGACCGGGAGCAGAGGTCGTCCACTTCAGGATGACCTCTGCCCTGGACACGGTAACGAGGGCGGTAGTAGCCGATGAGCCTTGCTATGTGCTGGCTGAGTTGAACCTGCCCTCACGGAGCGGTAAGTCCAAGAGCCGCTTCCAGGTGCTACGAATAGTGCGTGATGACCGGCTGGTCACAGCTTATGTGTATCTGGGGCCCGCCCGTACATTCAAGGCGGACCAACTTGTGATTCCAGGGGGGCAGGTCGAGAACGGAAAGGGGATAGCCTGGCACACCGTGGCAGAGCTACAGGAGTATGCAGATAAAATGCGGTCCAATCCCCTCTACAGGGAAACTGAGCCCTCCGATTTGCAGACGGCGTTCCAGAACATGGTAGAGGAAAAGAAGCGCCGAAGGCGCAACCAATCCAGCTTTGGCCCTGCGGGTCAGCTTGTTAGGAGTTAGATATGACAACCCAGGATACGGTAGCAACAGCAGAGGCAGAAGAGGCATGGCGTGAGGCGATAGCAGAGGAGCCGGAGCCTGTTGCAGAGCTCCCCGATAGCTTTCTGAAGGTGGGGGAGATCATCAGCACTCCTTCGGAGTCATCTCCGGCTGCGTCCCGCGTAACGTCCCTTAGATACAAGGGATACCTGCCGTACTGGGACACCAAGACGGGGGGATATAATGAGTGCCCCCACTGGTTCCGTTGGCAGGTGGCCCAGATGACGCATGAAGACGGCACCAAGATGTATACCTTTACTAACCCTCATATTGCACCTGATTACGGCCAAGACCTTTGTTGCCCTCTTAACCCTGCTTCTCCGGAGCACCACCGTATTGAGGGACTGGGGTTCAAGTTGTGCAAGAGGGTGCATATCCCTCATCAGGACGCCTTGGAGGCCCATGTGCAGAAGTCGCACAAGAGGGCTTATACGGCACTTAGGAGAGAGCGGGAGGAGCGGATCAGGGACGAGGATAGGGAGCTACAAAGAGAGACCCTGAGAAGCAACCAGGAGTTGCTGAAGGCTATGCTTGGTGGGGCAGCGCCCACTGTGGCAATAGCACCCAACCCGACTGATGTGACTGATATCCCCTCACATGTACATAGGTATGGCAAGAGTGTGGGGGACGAGTGCAAAGTGGCGGGGTGTACTGCGGTACGCATCGTCGCATATAGGAAGATGAAACGAAATAAGTAGATTGTAGTAACTAATTGGGAGGCATTCTCCCTTATACAGTGCGTACTTTTCGCTAAGGAGGAATTGAGATGACAGCACCAAAGAGTTCAGATTACCGAGGATGGTATAACGATGCAGAAAACTCCACATTGGATGTATATGTGGGGTATGGAGGAGCGAGCGATCCTGCTGAGATTATGCAGATTAGTACCACAGCCGTAACTGTTACAGGAACAGCTACAAGTGGTTTAACTGTTACAGCAGGTGGAGTTACTGCAACAGCAGGTGAAATTACAGCAACGGCCAATGATTTTCGTGCTACAGTAGGCAACTACCGTGGTGGTCCGGTCAATGCCTTTGCCACTACTGAACCTACGCAGGGCGTTGTTCTGGAAGCAGGAACAGCGGCGGCAGGGGCCATTACAACTTCTAGTGGTATATTCTCAAGCGCAACAGTGTTACGCAAAATCATTGCGAATGGTACTGTTTCAGATGTGGGGTAAACCATGTTAAAGGAACAAGTAACTGAAACATATATAGAGGCTACTGAGAAAGATAAAGTACGCAAGCGTGTGACCAGTTCTACGCTTGCGTGGGAATCACTGGCTAATAGCGAGCCTGGGTTGTGGTTTGCTGGAGCCTTTGACGATGCTTGTGGATGTGAGTTCCCTTGGGTACGAGAGAGCATGAACCCGTACATGGGCAAGACCCAGAGGTATCGGTGGTGCTGTATCCTGGCAGAGTTGCAGAAGATGTGGCCGCATCTATTTGAGATGGTCAATGGCTACCTTGACCGCAACACAGGGGAGATTATTACAGAGCCTCATAAGTGGGATCATTATATGGAGATGCCCTCACATCTTGTAAGGCGCATTGCCAGAGCGCAGGGCAAGACTATGGAACAGGTTCTGGATGAAAACCAACCGGTGCCTTACATGGATTTCATTGCTAAGAATGCGTAGTCGGTAAAATAATCTAATACATCCTCCTCCCATACAAGAGGTCTGGAAGGGCTGGATAGACCAAGGAGGTAACAATGCCAACAGAAATCTTAGGCGCTAATCTGGGGCACCAGAGGAGCGCGGGTGCTGCGAGCGGTGTGTCCCTGTCTACAACAGCGGCGTTCACACCGTTCCACCGGGGCACAGAACACATAGACCTTATACCAAGGAACTTTGCCACGGCAGTTGTGGCAAGGTATGCCCTTTGCCCGTACCTGGTTATCCTCAAGGCTGACTCCTCCGATGACCTAGCTGGTAGGATTGAAGACTACTCTGCTATTGCACAGGATGGGTCTACCGCTACTAGCGTTGACCTGAGTAGTCTTGCCGCAGGCCGTAATGTTTATGTGGGGTCTGCAATACCCTTCAGGGGGGTCAATATAGATGTGGACACCACAAACTCCACGGGATCTACAGCCCTTACGGTTTATTACTGGGCTGGATCGTGGGTGGATATTTCCGATTCGGATGGCACTTCTTCGTCCGTGTCTCTAGACCAAGACGGCTCGGTTACATGGACAGTGCCATCTGCATGGCAGTCAACTTCCCTTGTTAAGATAGACAGGTCTGTGAACAGTTCCCTCCATTGGAGGGATGTATCCATGTACTGGACGAAATGGAATTGGAGCCACGCAATGGATTCCACGGTAACGCTAGACCACATGCTTGGCATAAATGAAAGCACGGCTTACGCAGAAGTGCCGGCCTCTCTTGGAACGGGAATGCGAATCCATCATGGCTTTGGCAGTAACGGGATTGCAGGTATAGAGACGCTGACCAACGCAGGGACCGGCAACATGCTTGTTACCTGCTCGGCTCTCAACGGATACTTCTCTACCGGTA